CCACAATCTCACGACCGGGGAACTTGCCCTTCAGCCAGGCACAAACCTCATCGGTGTTGCTGTTTTTAATGGCGATCTCATCCCATACATGCAGCGTGTCGCCCACCTTGCTAGCAATGCTGCCCGCCATGATTGACACGTTGAAGTCCAGACCCACAAGGATGGGTCCGCCAGTGTCCTGCACCGTTGGCGTGATGTTGTCGTCATCGAAGTCGGGGAACACACGGCCGGACAACGTCTCAAAGCTGGCCAGGTATTCCTGTTTGAACGTGCGTTCATCAAGGGTGCGTTTGGCCGCTTCAATTTCCTCAGCCGGAACGTTGCCACCTTCAATGGTCGTGAAACTGAACGTGGTCCAATCGCTCTCCAGTTGAGCCTGTTCCCACAAGTCGTGGAACCAATTCAGGCCGGCTGGTGTTGTGATGAACCAAGCTGGTCCACCTTGGTCTGATAGTGCTGGACGAAGCACCATTTCCCACGCTTCCTGTTTCACATACGCTGCTTCGTCAACAACCAAGCTCGACAGGCTGACACCACGCAACGCATCGGGATTCTCTGCGCCACGCAACGCAATGATGCTGCCGTTGGTTAGTTCAAGGGACAGGTCAGACTCATTGCGCTTAATGCAAATGGCCTGGGGAACCATCGCCTTCAGTTGCCGCCAGGCAATTTGTTTCGCCATGCGGTAGTTCGCTGTCACGTACCAATTCAGCGAATTGGGCTTCATCACAGCCCAGTTAATTAGCCGCGTGATGCAGAGGTATGTCTTGCCAAATCGTCGGCCGGAACACAACAGTTTGAACCGCTGGTCCGCCTCGTACACCTGGCGTTGTGGTGGTGTCAGCGTGCCTTCCAGCTGTGCAGCCAGGGTATTGAGTGCTTCGTCTGCCTCGCCCGATGCCATTGGTTCAGGGTCAAGGATCGACCCTCTGGACATGGTGGCGAGGATGCTCATTTCGATTGCCGTTCGATAAAGGTGTTGAACGCACGACGGCGAATTGCTGCCCTTAGTTGTGGCTCCTTCTCGTCAACAAGATGCATCGAGGACACAAAACAGCATTCACGAAAGCCATCTTCCTCCAAGCAAACTTCGTACATGGTGTCATTGTCAACCGAACGAAGTTTCAGCATTAGTCAAACAATTTGGCGATCTTGGCAGCAGTGTTCAAGCAGCCAAGGGTGACAGCATCATTCTGACGTTCGTTTGTCTTTTTGAGCAGGGCGTTCACCTGCTGCAAAATGAGCGCCGCAAATTCGTCACGATCGATTGACCAATTTTCCTTCACTTCGGTCATGGCCTCACGCCATAGCCGCCTTCCTTGGCTATAGCTCAACCCCCACTCAGCTTTCGCGTACTGAACGATGTCAGCCTGTGTTGCGCCCTGGCCCATCATGCGAGCCACCTTTTGAATTCGGTACTCCATGACCGCTTTAGTGGCACGTTTGACGCCCTTTTTGCCTTTGTTCCAAGGCTCTCTTTTTTCGGAGTTTTTATCAGCCATGGTTTGCGAAACTATCTAGTGCGTACCACACATGGCTATTACGATAGCCGCCTTGATGTGTGGGGATGATAGGCGTGACGCCATGCAAGTTTCGCCAGGCTGGATAAACGAGCATTGAGTTGTCGTTCATGTCGAACGTGGCGTTGTAGTCAGGGACGTGGAGGTTGCCCCCGGTGCTGTTGCGTCGTTTGGTGATGATCAGGTTGATAGCACCTTTGATGTTGGCGTTGTCCTGATGGATGGGCGCACTGATGTTGCAGTTGCTGATGGTGGATGAGAAGGGTCCACCGAAGCGCCATTTGGTGGGCAGTCGTTTTTGAATGGCAATGGTGTGTTCCTGTGCAACGGCTGGTGTGTACTGCTGAACGAGGCCAAAGGCCATCAGGCCAATGGCATTCATGGCCTTGGTAAAGGGCCTTGCGGAGGCTTGCTGGTGCACCTGGGAGCGACTGGGGTATGGCCTGCGCATGTGTGGCTTTGGCGGGCAACTGCCGAGGATGGTGGACCACTGGCTGATGACCTCGTATTTGCCGGTGCCATCAGGGTTGTAGCCAACAAGAGTCTTGCGATCCATGCGACTCTTTTTTACGTTGTCGCTTCGCAGTTGCTGGTCAGCGATGTTGACGAGGTTTTGAAGGTCAGCGGGTAATTCCTTGAGGAACAAGCCAACGTGAGTGCCATCGGGGTCAGCAAGGATGCATGACTCGTTGACGTTGGGCGTGATGGTGGGGCAGACATCGCCCTTTTTGATGGTGAACGGTTGTTTTGTAAGGGTGATGGTTTTCATGCGTTGGCTAGCTCCTGGAGTCGCTTCCAATTGAGAGCTTTGTGTTCCTCGGTGATGTTTGGGAGGACGATGCGTGGTGGTCCAGCTTGTTCGTAGAACTTGGTGATGGACTTGGCGTTAGAGATGTAGGTGGACTCTTTCCAGCCACCAGTGCCACGAGCCACGACACGGGAGTAAACGATGTCGCGGGGCACCTTGAGCATGACGGTGATGATTTTGAATCCCATGGCGCGATAGCGAGCGATGTCTTGTTTTGCGGTGTAGAACACGCCGGCGACTACGAGGCATCCGGAGTAGGTGCGCAGGCTGTCGAGGACGTCTGCCTTACGAAAGGAGGACAAGGTGTCCGCACCGTCTAAGGAAGTGCCGAGGACATCGAACTGTTGGCAATGACAGATGTACTTGGACTTATGGGTGATGGTGGCCTTGTTGAGCAGGGTGGACTTGCCGGCACCCATAGAACCCAAGAGAAAAATGACTCGTTTTTTCACAGGGCCTCATGTGCGGCGAGGGCATTGATGAGCACGTCACCGATATAGATGCCTGCCTTACGGGCTTGTTCCACGCGAGCTTTGGCTTCCTCGTAGTCCTCAACGCGAAATTCAATTTGAATGGCCTTCATGACGCCATCAAGGAGTTCACCTGTTGGGTCGTCGAGGTCGTCGAGGGCTGACAGGTCAACTTCGTCACCGAAGGTGGGTAGTTCATCACCCCAGCCAAGGACTGTTAGGTCAAAGCCAACATCGCCCAGGGCCTTGAGTTCCTGTTGCAGCAGGTCATCGTCCCAACCGCTGTTGAGGGCGAGTTGGTTGTCTGCGATGACGTATGCCCGGCGTTGTTCTTCGGACAGGTGACTCAACCTGATTACTGGGACTGTTGCGAGTCCAAGGTTCATGGCTGCCATTAGGCGGCCATGGCCAGCGATTATTTGGCCATCGTCGTCAGTGAGGATTGGGTTAACGAAGCCAAATTCCTTGAGTGACTGGACGAGGCGATCAATTTGGCTGTCGGAGTGTGTGCGCGGGTTGTTGACGTAAGGGGTGAGTGAATTGATGTCTACCTGCTGAACGGAGTCAACGGCGGTGATCATTTCGCTGGCGATCGTTTGCTGGCATCATTCTATTACCGTTTAGCAATAGCAATGAACTGGGCGCAAATGCTGGCCAATGGCCCTGGGGAGAGCCCTGGGCGGGCGGAAGCGATAGCGCGGGCACAATGCAGGACAGAGGAGCGCTATCGGGCACAGGGGGGCATCAAGCGTGCGAAGGGGAGTAGCAAGACCAAGGTGAACAAGGTGAGTCGCAAGTCTCTGCGTGAGTCAAAGGGCTGAGGTGTGACTCAGAGGTGTACCTCAAGGTGATGAGGTGCTGTGAGGTGTAACTCAGAGGTGCACCTCAAAGTGTTGAGGTGCTGTGAGGTGTATGTCAGAGGTGCACCTCAGTCGGATGAGGTGTTGTGAGGTGTGCAGACATGTGACTCAAAGGCCGAAAATTGGATCCAAGGTTGAACATTTGAGTCGCAGTTGGGCCTGTGAGTCGCAGTTATCTGGCAACTCAAAGGCTGAGGTGTTGTGAGGTGTATGTCAGAGGTGCACCTCTGGCGTTGAGGTGCCTTGAGGTGTAACTCAGAGGTGCACCTCAAAGGGATGAGGTGTTTTGAGGTGTTCTGAGGTGTATGTCACAAAGGCACCTCTGTGACATAGAGGCTTGTGAGGCTTCGGGACTGTGATTGAGGGTGGTTTCAGTCACACACAAGCCAATGACCAAACCAACGGTTGCAGTTCGCATGAACGAAGCGCAAATCGACATCGTGCTGGAGGCAATGGAGGGGTACAACACGGCCAACCTGAACCTAGCGGAGACCACAGCATTTGACGCAATGCTGCAACGCATGAGGAACGCGCACGAGCGTGTCACAAACAAGGGTCTGTGACAG